ATATTTTAGATCTATTAGAAGAAACAATAAATAATGAGTCATTAACTGCATATGAATTTTGTTTAATAGCTGTTAAAACTATTCATTCTTTTAAAAATAAAATATTGCTGTATAGATTAAAAACTAAGAAATATAATAATTTTATAATTACAAAAGATAATACATTCTCCCGTCCAGTTTATTATAGACTTCCAGCCGTTTATAAATCCAATGATGGAGAAAAAGATATAATTTTTCTTAGAAATATAGAACAGAGGTTTTTTGTTAATAAAGAAGATATAGAATTAGGGACAATTGTTATATCTTCCGATCTAAAAGAAGCATATTATTATCTTCCTCGATCTATTACCCATCCATTAGAGAGATTAAAATATAATCTTGATCCATTTAATATGGAAGAAAAATATTCTCCATTGGATTCGCATAGTTGGAAACTTGTCCCTCAAGAGAATATTCCAAAATTAAATATATCAAAATGGATTACGGAGGGATTCGATTATTTTCTTTCATTTTGTCATTCTCGACTAGAAAGATTTTTCCATGACTTTTTAGACCCTGAAACTTGTTTTGAAGTATCCTTGGATTGGATCTATCAATTTTTTGGATGGAGTCCGAGTTCTTGGGATTTAAATTGGGATGGAGAGACAAAACGTGCTTTGTTGAAGAATAGTTTAGGATGGGCGGAAGATGATTTATTTAAAACTATTTTTCAAGGACAGAATTCAGAAAAACTCGTAAAAACTTATAAGGGTCGAATTGTCGAAGATTTCCCCTTTGATCGATACAAATATTCCAACGATCAGATGTTTTGGATAGATACTCAAAAAATCGAAGGAGATTTTGATACTCCAGAAGGAGATGTTTGGGAAGAAATATTTTGGGGGAATTTAAATCCGACAAAAAGAATTTATAATTCTCAAACAAAATTAGTTGAAGAAGATAAAAATATCAATATAACAATCTCTAAAAGAAGATGGAAAGGACTTTGGCAATCTAAAGGAACTTTATTGGGAATGATATTTTTATTTTCTGCATTTAAATTTACGAATTCTTTGGCAGAAGATGAAATATCTACAGATCCAAATACAAATATGAAAATAATAGATTTAAAAAATAATATAAATAAACAAAATCTTGTACCTTTAAAACCTATTATTTTATCCCCCCTCCAAGCTACCTATCCAGAAGATATAACGATATTAGATAATCCATTCATAGCAGGTATTTCTCAAGTCGGCTATGATTCTCCCCAGATTATATTACCTATCTCTTATAAATATTCTAGATTCGGTGAATTTTGGCAAATTGGAGAAAATTTAATTTTTGATTTTGCTCCAATAACTGCAAGTATAAGAATTCAATATCCTTATATAGTTGCGGACTATGCAACTGCAGATGATTTTTATTTTGATTTTGAGAATTGATATTTTATGGATTTTTTAAAAGTATTATCAATATTACAAAATGATCTTATACGTATGAAACAAATCATACGCCCGGGATCACAAATATATCCTCAATTGGCACAGATTTCGGCCGTTAATGATCCGGAAAATCTTGGAAGAGTTAAAGTTTTATACGGCAGTGAAGATATAATTGAATCAGAATGGATAAATGTATTAGGAATATCTTCAGGAAATATTCCCACTCAATTTATAGGAAACAAAGGAATAGTTATCTTTCTTGATGGGAATTTTGAAGATGGTATATTTCTTGGAATAATGCCATCAAATTCAGGTCAATCCATCATCAAAGGTAGTCCATTTTCTTTACCCATAATAGATACAAGAGCAGTTACTCAATCGCCTATTTGTACAGAATCTACAGAGGGGCAGATGATGATTTTTTCTGATACGGAGTCTGTAGATCTTAAAATTTGTATAAGAAATAATGTTGTTTCCTCAAAAGAAGAAGATAAAGATATTTCTGAATTATATACTTGGAAATCAATTACGTCAAGTTTAGTTATAGGAAAAGGTCAATATGGGACTTCAAATGAGGAAAATGATGAAGTTCCTGACACAAGAACTGTTACGCATTGGGGACCTTGTTCAGAAGCATTACAAGGAGAAAGAAGACTTTTCTCTGAAGACCGATCTCTACCCCAAGCAGAATATCTATGCCGTAAACAACCGGGGGAATTATATGCTTGGGTTCCTTCCGCATCTCCACCTTTATATACAAAAGAAAATCTTCCTGCATGTACTGCCGCATTAATTGGATCAATGGTGGCTCTTGATGACGGTAAAAATACCGAGCTTGTTATGTGTGGAAGAAAAGATTCAACTGAAAATAAAGATAATCTTGTATGGATTAAATTTGTTCGATCATTTTTAATGTCTCATCAAGGCCCCACCAAGATCGGTTCGGAAATTACGGAAAATGAAGATAAGCCAAAAATTGCAATAGAGAATTTCATTCAAGCTTCGGATGAACCTCAAAATAATCATAATGTCAGGAATAATATTTTATCTCAAATATTTGATGTTATTCAAGCCGTGGAATCAATTGCTGATTCTCCATCGCCAGAAAATATAATTGATCAAATAAAAAATCTAGAAATTTTCAAGTCTTAAAAAATGGTTTAAAGATAAATAGATAAAGGCCATATTAGACATATTTTTCATGGAAGATCAACTTCAATCAATATTGAATGTAATTGAAGATCCCGAACAGCGAAAAAAGCTTAAACTGCAGATTTTACAATCTCTTCCTCTAGATTTACTTCCTCCTAAAGTTAGATCTGTTTTAACTGGTGCTATGATTGGTGGTATTCAGGGTATGATGGATGCTGCTGCGATTATTGGATTAGAAAAACTTCCTTCAGAATTAAGAGGAATTGTTAAAGATCTTATTAAAGATATAGATTGGAAGAGTGTTCCTGGAACTATTGTAGATGTATTTGATTCATTTTTCAATGAGACAGGTCCCGGATTAATATCCAAAATGGGAGATATGATTAAGGGGATAGACCTTACAAATATAGATATTGGGGGCGTCTTCGATAAAGTTTTTTCTGGGGATTTTGGAGATGTTACTAAATTTCTTTCCGATTTAGGATCTATTCCTTTCTTATCAAATCTTTTACCTGGGACGGGAATATTAAATTCCGTAAGTACAATTCTGGGTTTATTTGATGGAGGAATTGGAAATCTATTTAATAATTTATTCTCAAATGGGGGATTTGGATTAACTTCCGTATTAAATATTTTCGGAGTATCATCTACATTGACTGGTCTAATTGGGCCTTTATTAGGATTATTTGGATTTGGTGGAGGAGCTAATAGTAAATGTCCTTGCGATCCTTCTTGTAGAAAAACTGATCACTTTGTTACAGAAGATGGAGTGAAATTATTAGAAAAATGTTCATCGGTTATACCCAATAGTTCTTCTACATACTTGCCTAAGGGCGGAGCGGATATAAAAGCAAATAATTCTAATGTTTTTAGTGACGCGCTTGGATTAGTAACGACAGGTATTGGTGAATCTCTTATACCTCCAAATATATTTAATCTTACTGAATTTATTACTGGCGTGCCGCGCATTGGGAAAATGGCACAAAGAGTAGAAAGTTCAAGAAACGCAGATTTCCCCGATTGGCAAAATGAATTAATCTATACTTTCAAAGCCATTGAAACAGGAATGAAAGTAAATGACAACAATGTGACAAAAATAGAAGAGATAGTTTCATTATTTGCTCGTGCAGATTTATTTAAGCAATTTTTCTCAAAGGCAAAAGACGATTTTGTTTTTGAAGTGCTTCATGATTTATCAATGTCAATTAGGGACCTTCAAATTCAGACTACTACTTTGGATCGAGTAAAAAGGGGCGGCTGGGCAAGAGCATTTCCAACACCTGCAATTGCTAAAACCAAAGCGCATATCGGTACAATTCCAGTTGCTAGATCTAGTACGAGACTAGATTGGTTGAAAGTTTTGGATATTCTACAAGCAGTATTAGATATTCTTAATCTTTTAAAACCGGGGAATAATCCCGAAGATTCTCAAGTTCTTAAAAGTCAATTAGATAATAGTCAAAATAATAATGAAGATGATCCTTATGTAAAATGGCAAAATGAAGTTTTGAGAGAAGAAGAGCAATCTTTCTATAATTTTCCAGAAATCGGAACTCCCTTTTTAGAAGAAGATTTTATAAAAGAGCAATCAGAATATAGTCCGGAAACAATTCAAGAAAAATATTATTATTATTCCGGACAAATTCCTCCAGAAGCTGTGAATCAAACAGGGGATAGAAATATTAGAAATAATATATTAGATTCGATAGATTGGAATAATATAGTTACTAATGCATTTACAGCGCCCGGAAGATTAGAACAAATAGGAGGAAGCGCACAATATGATGAAGATGGTAATGTGAGTTATAGCTTTCCGGAATTCGATCAGAATTCTTATATCGAACCATTGAAAAAAATCTTTGAATATTATGAACAAGAAGCAAATTCAGGAAAAGAAACATATTGTTAGGGATATGATGGGAAAATATAATTCATTATCATTACAAGAAAAACAGGAGTTACTCCGTTTAAGATGTCAAACAGATTTTTTAACTTTTGCTCAATTTATTACAGAGGGAGTATTCAAACCATTTGCAGTTCATAAATTAATCTGTCAATTTATTCAAAAAGTGGGTGATGGTGATCCACTTGCACGTCGAAGTATTATTTCTTTACCCCCCAGGACGGGAAAATCACTTCTTATTAGTAAGATATTTCCAGCATGGCAAATGGGAAGAAATCCCCGGGGACAATTCATTATGAGTTCTTATTCTCTGGGATTAAGTACGGAGAATTCCCGAGCTGTTTTGGAAAATATGTCTACGGAAAAATTTGCTTGGGTATTTCCAGAATGTCATCTCAATAAGAAAGGATGCAATCTCACTGCTATTCGGACAAAAGAAGGAGGCCTAATTAAAACGGCCTCGGCTGGGGGTAATGTTACGGGATTTGGATTTGGAGATATTGATGACGACGAGTTGCCGGGAATTGGAATTCTAGACGACCTTTTAGCCGATGGAAACTCGGCAGCAATTATGGAAAGTACATTTAGTTGGGTGCAAACTCAATTCTTAACCCGAGCATTGCCTAATAACGCGATTATTTCAATGGGGACTCGATTTCATAAAGACGACGTTGCGGGAAGAATGATCGCGGCAAGTCCCGAAGATTGGAAAATATTAAATGTTCAAGCTATATGCACAAATGAAGAAAATGATCCTCTTGGAAGAGCATTAGGTGAATCCCATTGGCCGGAATTTTTTCCCACTCAAACCTTATCTATTATTCGTCGATCTATCGGCGAAAGAGATTTCTCTGCTTTATATCAAGGTGATCCCGTAACAGAATCCGGATCTATCTTTAAAGAATTCTGGTTTGCCACTCATGCTGAAAATGAACTAAATAAATATTCTTATAGATTTATGACTGTAGATACTGCTTATAAAGAGAAAACCTATAATGATTATTCCGCGATGTGTATTTGGGGATTTGAGAAAAAATCTCAGAGATTATATCTTTTGGATTATGTAATGGAACGTTTGGATTTTCCAGATTTGCAAAAAATTAGTATTGAACTTGTGGATAAATATAAATTACGGGCTATTTATATAGAGGGTCGAGCCAGTGGCGGGCCATTGATTCAAACATTAAAAAGATTTCTTAGAATATCGATCAAAGAATTAAATCCTTCTCAGGATAAAGTATTAAGAGCTAATTCTGTTGCTCCATTAGCTGAAAATGGTGTGGTGTCTATATATGAAAATTTAAAGAATCTTCCGGATCGTCTATCCGATTTGTGTTCTTTTCCCTTTATAAGAAATGATGATTTTGTTGATGCTTTTGTCTATGGACTCATGGTGGCTCGGGATGAATTGGGCATTAAAATAGAAACTTTTCTAAAAGCTAATCCGGAAATTGCAGCTCGGCCGATTCCATTATTTGATACTCCAGAAGAAATTGAAAACTTTAAAGTGATTGGAATTAAGAATAAAGAGATTCCCACCAAGACCCGAGTTTCTGTAATAAATACAAATAAGGATTCAGATAGAGTTATT